GGAACAAAGGAGCGTCGCTGCATGACGACCGAAGAGATGGAGGCAAAAAAGATGTGTTTAAACGCAGCAGGATTTTGGATCAGAAACAAAAAAGCAAAGTTTATTAAGGAGTCGGTATGAGCGAACAATCAGCATTTCCATATACAGAACATTGCCGTGAGGGAATGACCTTGCGTGACTACTTTGCGGCAAAAGCCATGCGTGAAGTGAACTGGGAGGATAGAAAATTTTGCGCTAATGAGTGCTATGAAATAGCAGATGCAATGATGGAAGCGAGGGAAGCATGACAGCAGAAGATGAAGAGTTCAACCGTGTAGAGATGGAGTCTCGCATCAAGCAAGAGTACATCAGGGCTATGAATCGGGAAGAAAACAACCGCATGATTGGCGCACACCAAGACCATGTGCGTAGGCTGATGGACGAACTGGCAATTGCTAGGGTATGTATACGTGAGTTGGGTGACCGACTGTCTAAGTTGGAGAAGCCTTTGGCAGCAGAGAAAGAGCGTGAAGCGTGTGCATTGATTTGTGATGCAGTAACTCAAGACATGAGCCTTGGCCCACTTGAAAAATATAGAGCGGCAGAAATTGCAAAATTAATCAGAGCAAGGGGACAAGCATGACTGAAGAAGACGATGACATCCAAGATTACAAGAAGCCTTGGGTTGATTTGACAAAGGAAGAATGTTTTGAGTTGTGTGTAAAACATAAAGACGAGCCGTTCAGTTTACTGGTGGCAGTTCAAGACAAACTAAAGGAGAAGAACGCATGACTAAACGAGAAACATGGGTAGCCTTTCTTAGAGATATGCTACGTCCAAGAACGCTACAAGAATTGATTGACATTGAGATGCGAGATGCATACCTATCTAAGATGCAAGCGGAGAAATCCCTTGAGTACGCCACTAGCGTTGTCGAGTACAACCGTCAACGTATCCGTAGACTAGAAGAGAAACTTAAAGAAATAGGAGTTAACCATGAATGAAGTCGTAATATTTGTTTTAGGTGCGTTACTGCCATACTTTTTAAGAATGGTAGAAGCGCTTGTTGGTTACATGAAGCGGGAGCTTGATCAGGAGAATAAAAATGCTTGAAACAGTCGCATGGGCGGTGCTACTTATGTGTCTTGGCGGGGCAGTCGTGGTGATTGTCGGTGTAGCAATCTTGATGATAAGTAGTGACCAATGAAACTAGATGAAATGGTTACTCTTCTACGCAGTGTTGGGTGCGACGAGAACACTGTCACCGCCATGATTAACGCTTATGAGATGGGCTTTGATCATGGCTCTAGGGCTTACACGCATTTAACCGATGCTGTTGAGCATGCTGCCGAGGTGTGTAAACGCATAGATTCTGGCGAAGACCCACACACTGGCGACTTTTGGAAGGCTATGAAAAAACTAAAGGATATGGAATGAGTACAGATCAAGAATACTGGGATGCCTGTCTCATCAAGACGTGGCGCAATGACGGCAAACTTATTGATGCTTATTCAATGTTTACAAGCATAACGGGTAGGATGGTGTTTGGCAGGGAAGAACCTCTTCTGCGAACCCCTCAAGAGAATGTTCCTTTCAAGTTATCCATTCGCCCGTACGTGGCACAGCATCTAGAGAAAATAAGCAGACGCTTATGGGACTACTCCCCTGAGCATGACATAACCCTACTCAAGAAGCTACAGACCTCCAAATACACGACAACTAACACACAAACAAACCCCGACAGAGAAATGACTAACGCTAGGAATCAGCACAAGAATGACAAGAAGCGATTGGCAATTTTTTCTCTACAGAAGTCGGTTAGGAATCAGGCAACTAATTGGGGTGTAACCAAAGCCACTGGAAGGGGTGCTAGGGTGGGAAGAGCATGAAAGTTATCAACGCATTTGATTGGCGTAACTTTGAATGCCCCGTGACGGGCAAGATTAGTTGGCACAAGCAAAACAAAGAAAAACAATCCAGTATCCAAATGACAAGTTATGTAGATAAGAAACGGATTACCACTCCTAAGCATGGAACTTTGTTAGGTATATCAAGTAAGGTTGTATCAGTTAAACCAATGGAAATGATGAGGAAACCAAAATGAAAGAATTTAGAGATGAACTGGCGATGTCAGCCCTGACCGCACTAATCATCCGCAATCGAGATGGAGAGAACCTGACAGATTCTGCCTACGAGATAGCCGATCAGATGCTGGAGAGCAGAATAAAGCCAAGCAAAACAGAGTGGCTCTTTAGGCATCCTAATGACTACCTCAGCCTACCTACAAGACTGTCACGTGCGATGCTTTCCCAAAAGATGGACACGATGGCTAAGTTGCTTCATTCAAAGGAGCCTTACTGGCAGACTAAGGTGCCAAACATTGGTAGGGATTCAGTAAAAACCCTAATCAAGATTCTTGCTGACCACAACTTGGAGTTAAGAAAATGATAGACCCTAACGACTTGGTTACGCTGCCGCTCATAGAACCAGTGTGTAAACAGTTATTCTGTGACTTTGTGGGCGAGAAAGCCTTCGAGGACGACGGCGGATGGTCTTACGAGGTCTGGCAAGCAGCGTGGAACGCCGCTCTTACCTGCGTGGAAAAGAAGTTTAAACACGAAGACGGCATATCTTTCCACGGCAATGAGGTGGCCTACATCATCCGCCACCATGTACAGAAATAAGAAACTTCTAGAGATCGTAAGGGAGTCGCCCTGTCAGATATGCGGTATACAGAATGGCACTGTGGTAGCCGCGCATTCAAACCAACTGAAGGATGGGAAGGGGCGGGGGATCAAAGCCCCCGACTATAGGATTGCGGCCTTGTGCTTCACCTGCCACACCGAGATTGACCAAGGCAGCAGGATGTCTAAACAAGAGCGTTTAAACGCATGGAATGAAGCCCATCGAAGAACCATAGGCTGGCTCTTTGAGGGGGATCATCTATCAGTCCATTAGTTTCCTGAGATACCTGATGTTAGCGGTCATGGCGTTTTCAGCGTCGGTGATAGACCTCAATACATCCCGCTTGTCATCAGGACTCATGGTCGAAGTTCTTACGTAGGTTGCAAACTCACGGTAATCCTTCATATCCTTTTCCATGTCGCTGATGAAATCTTTTGATGCTAGCACCCTGAGAGTTTCCTCGCTGTACTTGCCCATCTCCTCAAAGTTGGAAGTCTTCTCTAAGAAGTTGGAAGTTCTCACCGCCTCGTCCACGGAGTTCTTGAGGTCGTAGTACGCAGTCACGTTACCCTTGGCCTGCGGATCCAGCAGGAAGCGTTTAAATATAGGTAGCTGCTCAAAGCGTTTAGACGGTCTTTGGACATCTGAGTTAGCAAATGCTATGGAATCTATGGCATCTACGGCGTAGGAGCCAAACGTTCCTGTGTATCCGCCAATGACATGGTCTATCAACATAGGGGAATACCCTGTCTGGCTACCTAGCCATGCCGCTAACTGGGATGTTCCGGGGCCAACTTGATACTCTGCCTTAACACCCTCTAATCCAGACCCAACGATATCTCTTCCAGTGAAGAACGAATGGTTAGTTGCGGCTTCATATAACGGTAGACCAACTTGCGGAATCAGGTTAAACGCAAACGTACTCATAAAGTTACGCTTCATGGAGTCTGCGAAGTCTTTACCCGTATCGTTGCCGAAGAAGTACTCGGCAATGCGTTCTGGGATGACCTTAAAGATAACACCCACCTCAAACGGGATCGGCAGTTTAATGCCAAGACTTGGGATCAGCCAGTTGTTGTCCCTAGTCTCTTGCTCTTGTTTCTTGTACTCTTCCTCGTCGTGGGTCAAGAACCAATAGATCATAGACATTGCCATGATGTATGAACCCCTGACGAAGAATGCCTTTTGGATCTTCGCAGCATCGACCGTACCCATCTGACCAGACATAGAGCGGTACAAGACATCTAAGCCTTGGATGCGTGCGTTGAGGAAGGGAATACCAGCCGTCAGAACCCTGACCACAGCAGACCTACCCTTACGTTGGAAGTTCATCACCTCTTGTGCGCGGAACAGCGCCTCTGCCTCGTTGCCAGTCTCGGCCAGCACGTTCTTGTAAACCTCTATACGGGTAGCGGCATCGGATGCCATCGTTCCCTTCTCCAAGGCTTCCCAGAGGGATCTTGGAGCGTCTTTGAGTTTGTTTAAACCTGTAGATGGCTCGTACCTACCAAGAGCCTTCTTCATGTTCGCAGCGCTGACTTCAACGCCTTGGGAGTACTCATAGCCACCCAAGATGCCTGCGTTTAAAAGAGCCTTATATTCCGGCGATGTGCCACGCAAAGCACCAACAAAATTCTTGGCTGCGGAGGCGACGGGGGTCATGTTTACACCGCTAGTTACCCATGCAGACATAGAGTCACGCACCATGTTGGCTAACATGAATCCGGGATCTTTGGTCACCAAGTTACGAAGAAGGTTGGCCGGGCCAGCAAAGAAGCCGATGAATGGCAAATCTGGTAGGTTTAAACTCATAACCGCCTGAACCAGAGCCTTGTCATAGACGAGGTAGGACTTCTTGACTCCACCTTCTAAGACATGCACAAACTCCTCGCCAGTTGAGCCATCAGGTGCGGCTTCGGCTTGACCGATATCTATAAAGTTATCTATAGCCACTCTAGCGGCTGTGTTCTTCATACCAGCCTGTATAGCAGACTGGGTATTGCGAACGATGGTTTCCATGAAGTCAGCGATAGGGGCTTCTCCGCCTTTGTACTTCTTCCCCTTCTTAACACCAGAGATGCTTTGGAAGACGTTAGGCCCAAAGGTATTCTCGCCTTCTAACTGACGGTAGAAAGGCACGTAGTCAGAGTATTTGATGTACTCAGCGCCTTCAGCGGCAGACAGCACACCCGTGTCTACTTGGTACTTAACCAGACCTTTGTTGTATTTGTCCCACTTCTTGAAGATATCCTCAAACTCCGGATACTGTTTGCCAAGTTGATTGGCGCGAGCAATATCATTTGCGTCGTAGTTCTTCTCTATACCCTTGTCTAGGTATCTGCGTGCGCGTTTAGCGCCAGAATAAAACTGATACATCTGATAGATAAAAGGATCTTTGTACTTAGCCAGCGGGGCAAAGATTGGAAGGATGCCTTCCACGCTATCGTCGATAGTGGTTATACCGTTTCTAAAGACTGGGATACCGCCATGACGATCATGCACACCCATAGCGGATGCGGCAACGCCTGCGGCATCATCTGACAATAAAGCCATCGCCTCTGCGCTTCGATCAGCATACAGAGCCGCTCCGCCACTCTTTTTAACTTTGATCTTGTCCACAATGCTTAGTGCGTTGTAGCGATTAACGGCTTCTGCTCTCCAACTAGAGAATCCCTTGGGAGAGATAGCATCCATCATGCGTTCAGCAAAACCCTTCTCCTCACGCACGGTCGTTGTCTTCTCAATAGAAGCCGTAATGTTGGCGGGTAGAGTTTTCTTTAGGCTTAACTTCTCTCCAGTCTCTTGACTCCATAGAGCGGGAGCCATAACCTTGTATGTATCTAATGCACCTTTGTCATCCTCAGTCATGGCCTGACGAATACCGCTGATGGTGTTCATCTCTTGCATGAGTTTCAGTGCGTCACTCTCGTTGCCAGCGTATCTCTCGGCAGCATTGCTTAGTTGTTTAAACGCTTTAGTAGCAGCCGTCTTGCGTTGGGAAACCATTTCGCCTTCAGAAACATTGCCTTGTGCTTCTTGGTACTTGCTGTGTAAGTCCCAGACGTTTTCTGGGATACCAATAGGAACACGTTTAAGACTGAAGCGGATGTCGCCTTCTTCCTGTGCTTGTTTAGCCTGATCTGCGGTCATGCCAAACTGCTTGGCCTGTTCGCTTGTCACTTCACCTAGACCGAACGTTCCAATGTTTCCTGTAACGGACTTAATGTTGGTTGCGTTATAGACTGCGTAGTTCTTGGAGCCTGCCTCTAGGACAGAGAAGCCGTCAAAGTCCAAGGCGCGGATAGCCTCTTGAACATCTTCGCTCTCTATGCGTACCCAGTTGCCACGGGAGATTAAGTCTTTAACTTTCTTCAACCATTGCTCAGGGTTCTGCATGCTACCCAATGCTCTGGAGTTATTCATCATCCAGTTGTAAACCTTGTTTACATGATCCTTGTTGGCGTAGTCAAAGATGTTCCTAGCGTTTACATACACGGGCATGATGTTGCCCTTGGTAGGTAATAGGTTGTTTAAACTCTCAAGAACTTCGCCCTCGATTTGGTACGGCAGACCAATGATTGAGTTCTTTTCTACGGTAGGTACACGCTTCTTTAGGTTGCTCTGGATTTCTTTGAGTTCTGCCTTAGTAATTTTCTCATCCCGTTCAGCCTGTTCAGCAACAACGGCAATCAATTCAGCCTTCTCGTCACGTGTCAAAGCCTTATAGGCTTCTGTACGCATGTACTCTACACCCGTGCCAGCATAGGACTCAGCAACTTCTGGCTTGGTAGTTACAAAGATAGCCTTGGCTTGCTTGCCCTTGAAGATAGTAATGTCACGGGCGGTGCCGTGATACATGATCAATGGCTCGCCGCCGGAGGTGAAATAGCTATTGCCAAACCACTGTTTAAACTCTTTAGATTCTGGCGGCTGACGTGTGCTGCGGAGGCTTAACTTCTCGCCCTTTTGCATCAACTCCCCGCGAGTACCTTCGTACTTTACTGGAGTGTTGTGGTTCAAGACAACCATCATCCCCATTGAAGGGACTGCATAACCGTCGTATCCAGCATCTATAACGGCTGTCTCAAAGTTATTTGCATCGCCGTTTACACTGCTAAACATCTGGCTCATTTCTGATCCGGGCGGCAGAATATTGTCAAACTGCTGCGTGTAAACATACCCACCTAAACCAGCTTCTGGCAACGGTAAAGTGCCGTCTGGCTTGGTTATATAGAAATAAACACGGTTTTTAATCCTGTCATCAAACGCATCCTCTAGGCGACGACGTTCAGCACCACGAATTCCTGTGCCAAACTTTTTGCCATCAAGTTCATCCACTTTGGTTTGACCATAGTGAATGCCCCTATAGCTCATCGAGGCTGGTTGTTTTTCTCCAAGGACGATGCCTTCGCCGCTAACGCTGGGTCTTGTGAGAGTTTCTGCAACTCTAAGGCTGAGTTTTGGTTTTCCCCAGTTGTATTTTTTGGAGAAGTCTTCATTGACTTTTTCGACACGGGAGCGAAGATCTGTGGCCCACGTTTGAAGATCGGGTGATCCTGCGGGGCGGTTCGGGTCTGCGGCACTTGCAATGTTTCTGGCATAGTCTTCTCCTTGGGGCGATGCTGCCCAATCATTTCCAATGTAATCTCCAGTTGAGCGGAACGCCAAGCCCTCTAACTGCCCGTTACCAAAATCTTTTGGCATGGAGGCTAGGACTTCTCGTATTCCACGCTGGAATGTCTTGTTGTCTACGTTTGTAAAATTCAACGCACGGAAACCGTTTTCAGTATATCCGGGAGCGATCTCCCATGTATCGAATTTTTCGTGTAAACCAGTGTACAGGGCTTTCATCTCAGCTTCTGTCAATGGCTCATTGAATACGCCCTCGTAGCCATTCTGGTTCTTCTTTGAACCATCAAACATAGGGATATGCCAAACGACTGCTTCTTGAATAAGGACAAAGCCCCTGATGTTTGCGTATA